AATGAAACTCACCTTTCTTCAGATGAATTGTTTCGGCAGAACGAAGATCAATCCAATTGGATTTATTGCCCTCTATGTACTCTAATTTGTCAATTTCGTTATCAAAATATTTAATCTTAATTGTTTCCATTTTCTTTATTCTCCATATCTTTTAATTCTTTTTTCAAATCTTGAATATAATTAATTGTATCACCTAATATTGGGTATAAAATTAGTATTACAATAAATGTACCAATCATGATTCCAAGAAAAAATAATAAAAATCTCATAACTTTATTTTTCTTTGATCTCACCGATATAAGCATCGAATCCATTGTCGCAATCCCTTGTTGTAACCATTACCATTCCGCTTTGTACGAATACTGCTTCTACAGTACATTCGACAAGAACTTTGTCACCTTTCTTTAGTTTATATAAATCTTCCATCTTTTCCTCTCCTTCTCAAAGTCCATCGATCATCTTTGAATATTCGTTATACTGTTCTCCTGTCACATCAGCAACATTGTCCAGGAAAAAATATAAATATCCCTTTGAGTACTCGACTGACCATAGTTTTAATTTGATTTTCTTTTTGGCAATTTCATAATATAGACCGAAATCCATTATTATATTTTTCATGAGATTACCATTCCTCTCTTTCTCGGTTAAAAGTCAGTTTATCTGTGTTTCAGTGTATCTTTCATCAAACGGAACTGGCTCTGATTCGCATAAGCAATCACATCCTGCTTTTTCGATTGTGCATCTTTTTTCGCATTTCTCATTATCACAATCATGGCAACATAATTTTGTACCGCATTCCGTCATCTCGTATTCTGAGCAAAACATATCTTCTTCCTCCAATCCTCTCTTTCCGCATCATCTCCCACCCGCCGCATATACTACTGCGGAAGGTTGATGATGATTGCTTAGTTTTGTTATTCTCTCATTTAATCGCAATATAAAATTACTTTGTTCTGAGCGAGAGATTGTTTCACATCAATGACTCGTTGGTTTTTTGAACCTCTGAATTTTAACGATAGATCTTTTTGCTCGTCTATATATTCTCCGTCAACGAGTACATCTACATTAGAAATTATTTCTTTTCTCTTTTTATGAATTTCTATAATGCGTTCAAAATCTTTATCTGGAAATGTTGGTTGACAAATTTTTGACATTAATGAATTCCACTCAAATCCTGTATAAAGCCAGATAGTTTTATCAGGATATGAATTACGGATTTGTTTAACTAATTTGAGGACTTCATCAAGGTTCTGATCCGCTAAACATTCTCCACCAAGAAATGATACTCGTTTAATATATGGTCTATCAATTAATTTCATAAATTTATCTTTTATTTCTTCTGTCCATTCTTTTCCACCATTAAAATCCCATGTATCAGAATTAAAACAGTTTTTACAGTGAAATGGACAACCTTGGACGAAGAGGGAGACTCCAACTCCCTCTCCATTAGAAATATCCATAGATCTAATCTGTGCGTATCTCATTATAAATCCTCCGCAATATCTGTCATATGGACATATCTCTCCTTAATTTCCTGAGTACGTCCTTTTCCCCAGTAATTAGTTCCAATATATCCGCAAGTCCTTCTTGCTACATTCATCTTGTCTTTATCTCTATTGTGGCAATTTGGGCATTCCCAAATAAGTTCGCCACCTTCATCAATAATTTTGATTTCACCGTCGTAACCACAAACCTGACAGTAATCAGACTTTGTATTTTCTTCTGCATACATGATATGGTCGTAGATGAATTTATTCATTTCCAAAATAGCATCTACATTATTTACCAATCCATCTGTCTCAACATAAGATATTGCACCCCCAAGTGATAACGCCTGAAATTCTGATTCTTTAGCGAGTTTATCAAATGCATTAATTGGTTCTTTTACAAATGTATGATAACTGTTTGTGATATAATTTCTATCTGTAATACCTTTAATAATTCCAAAGCGTTTCTGTAGACACTTCGCAAATTTATACGTTGTGTTTTCGATTGGAGATCCGTAAATTGAAAATCCAATATAATGCTCTTTATTCCACTGGTCACATTTATCATTCATAAACTGCATTACTTTAATGCCAAAATCATGACCTTCCTGTGAATCAATATGTGATTTACCAGTCATATATTTTACACATTCATATAATCCTGCATATCCAAGAGAAATACTTGCGTATCCATTATGAAGTAACTTATCAATCTTTTCACCTTTTTTAAGTCTTGCAAATGCTCCATACTGCCATAATAAAGGTGCGACATCAGATAATGTTCCTTCTAATCGTTTATGTCTGCAAAGTAATGCTTTATGACATAATTCTGTTCTCTGTTCCATTAAATCCCAAAACTTTTCATAATCGCCTTCAGATGATAATGCTACATCTACAAGGTTTAATGTGACAACGCCTTGGTTTAGTCTTCCATAAAATTTATAATTACCATTTTCGTCTTTATAAGGTGAAAGGAAACTACGGCAGCCCATGCACGGGAAACAGTTGCCTTCTTTATATTTCTTCATAATCTTCTCTGAAATATAATCAGGGTTCATTCTCTTTGCAGTACACTTAGCTGCAAGTTTTGTTAAATACCAATAAGGGGAATTTTCATGAATATTATCTTCTTCTAAGACATAGAGAAGCTTTGGAAATGCCTGTGTGACATATACGCCAACTTCATTTTTAAGACCAAGTAATCTCTGATTAAGAAACTCTTCAATAATCATTGCAAGCTCTTTCTTATACTCTGTAGTCTCTCCAAGATACATAAATACACTCAAAAAAGGAGACTGTCCATTTGAGTTAGACATAGAATTGCACTGATAGTTAAAAGTCTGAACACCATCTGCTACTTCTTTTTTGGTATCAGATTCTGCATATCTCTTACAATCTTCATCAGAAAATCCCCATGACTTATATTTCTCATAGTATTTGTTGTAACTATCTCTTACAAATGGTGCTAAATGTGTAAGAGTAATTGTAGCTCCTCCATACTGAAGTGACGTAACACCAAGAATAATCTGAGTGGCGATTGTACAAGCAGTAATAAATCTATGTGGTTTTTCAATCATTACCTTGTTAATACAAGTACCATTCTGTAACATATCTTCGAGATTAATAAGTGAGCAGTTACTCATCGCATTCATGCCAAAATAATCAATATCATGGAAATGAATAATTCCTTCATCGTGTGCTTGTACAACTTCTGGTGGAAGTAAAAATCTACGAGAAATATCTTTGCTAACAATTCCTGCCATATAATCACGCTGAGTATTTAATACTTTTGAGTTTTTATTGGAGTTCTCAGTATTCCAATATTCGCTTTCACCATCTAACAGTTCATCAATCTCGGAATCTGTTGTATTCTCGTTTTCTCTCTGAAACTCACGAATACTTCTATATCCTTCATAGGCTTTTGCAGTAAGTCTCTGCTTTTTTGTAATCAATTTATCATAAACCATTGATTCAATATCAGAGATACTTACTTCTTCTTTATCCTTACACTCATTTTCGATGTCTTCAGCAATTTTTGGTTTTACAATGCCTGAACCATTTTTCATAGCTTTAAGAATTGCAGTTGAGATTTTTGATTTGTCAAAATTAACTTCTGAACAGTCTCTCTTAATTACTTTTGTCAATATGTATATCCTCCTATCTAAATTACTGTTATGATTGCATAACCAAGTACACATGTCGCAATCGCTGCTACAGCTTTCCAATCAATCTCAAATTCTATACAATCTATAATATTGAATTTCATTTTATCTCCTTTCTCAATTCCATAAGAAATCAACCTTTCGTATCATCCTCTTTACTTTTGTTATAATTTTGTTTCCCTTTGTTAATTTCCCGAATTATATCTTTAATACCATCACACAGCATTCTAATTGGAATCCAACCAACAAATAGAAATATTAAAATTGTCACACATGTGATTTCATATGTACTCAATTATTTTTACGCTCCTTATTGTATTTTATATATTCATCGAATCCACTATTTTCATTACAAAAATATTCAAAGTTTGTCCAACTTTGTAACTTATCAGGTTTGGCTCTGCTTCGATAACAACTACCTCTCATTGGGCAATTTTCGCTACTACACATTGTAATATCTGGCATATGATTACCTCACATATCTTTAATTTTTACCTTTAAGGCTTCTAATTCTTTGTACCTATCAGATTCATATTTAGTATGATCTTTTACTATCATATGAGTCTGTTCATTACAAATTAATTCAATAAGTAATTTCCTATTATGTTTTGTCAAAAAATCAATTTTAACATCTGACATCTTATAATTATCCATATTTTTATCTCACAATATTTCCCTCTAATTCTTCACACACCAATGTTTTGTGCATCACACCATCATCAACATTTGCATGTGTTTTTATCATTTTCGTATGACTAATACTATATTCTCTATTTCCAACTGTTACTGTTATAAATTCATCTGGTTTAGATAACAATTCTCTTGCAACCATATGGCTTGTATTTAATCCATTAAAAAATATTTTACTCACCCTCTTCCTATCTCATGTAAAAATCCTTTATGTATTCACACATATCCATTGCGCACGATTCAACTCTTGTAAAACAACATTTTAACCATGGATGGATTAAGTTATAATCCCCTCGTTCATCATAAGCAATCACAGGAATATTATTTTTCCACGCTTCATATACTTCAATCACTGATCCAATACTTGTATTTAATCCATTTGTATTTACAATAACAATATCACTGTCACGAACTAAGTTTAGATCAAATTTCATAACCTCCTGTTCGTTTTGGTGTCTTGGTTCTTCAAAATTGAAATAATCACATGGAGAAATAACATTAGTTTTATAATTTGCCATATCTGAATATTTGTCCAATTCTGCTGCTACAAATTTTCTCCATGTTGTTTGTTCTTCTATACTTAATCCTGCCATTTTACCAGCTAAATAAATTGTTAAGCCATCATTTTTCATTTGTACGCCTTTCTATAATGAAACAATACGCTATTTACCACGTCATCAATATTCTCATCAAAGTTGTTATAAACAATCCTGTTAGCAAGACTTTCTGCATCTTTAAAATCTGATATATCAGTTTTGATACGTCTTTCAGCCTCTTCCTTTTTATCTCCACGAGCAGCTAATCTTTTGTTGATAGTTGAAATATTTGAATATAAATAAATAACCGTTACATCGTATCCTAATTTTTGAATATCTCTGATACCATCAGGCGTAAGAATAATCACAGAGTTTTCGTCTGCTTTTTCACAATCTTCTTTTGCTGATCCATAATACCAAGTACCTTCAGTAGTAATGTGTTTCTTCCATTCTGCAAAAAAACTACTTTCAACTTTCTGCAAAAAATCTTCTTCTGAAATATAATGATATGTAACATCAGGAATTTCATCTTTACGCATTGGTCTTGTAGTATAAGTTACGACACTATTAAATCCATGGTTTTTTACAAGCTTATCTCTCACCAATGTTTTCCCAGATGCAGTTCTTCCCATTAAAATAAGCATTATAAATTCCACCTTTCATCTAAAATCTGTACAATGTGTCCATCTTCAATGACAGCCGTTTTACTTTCCGTAAAATCTCCGTTTAAGAAGTCACTAATTCTAATACTGTCTAAGTCAATAACCTGCGAATAATTCATATTTATTCCTCCACAATCTTATATTTGCTGCAAATTTCGTTGAATCTTTTGATATAATCCTCATTATCGGTATTAATTACTACCGTTACAGGATGAATAGAAATCGTGACTAATCCAAGATAAGATTTTGCATCAACAATTTGTCTTCCATATTTTGCATCTACATCACACGGAATATTTGATGATATATCTATGACAAAATTATTTAAGTCTGTAAGACTGTCTAAATTTAATACATATTCTTTATTCATATTTTTTAAAATCCCTCCACTTTATCATAAATTATTATTTCTGTTATCATACTTTCCCAATCTTCACATGTGGTTGAGATATCACCTGTGTATTTAACTGTTTTGCTTAAACTTGGTATATCGACAACAAATTCTGCCAATGATCCATCACTGGTTAAAATATTATTGGTGTCAGTATGAATATCTGCTTTACAATCTGCTAATATACATGGAATTACAGCACCGTCTTCAAGGACTAAATCAATATACTGACCAATTTGTGTAGTATATGCACTACCAACTGCAACACAAAAACGCCCATTAACTTGTCTAATTCCATACATTCCTGTATATGCAATTTGTTGAAGTCTATATTGGTCACTAGATTTACTTGTAATACACTTATAAGACATATAACTCTTAATTTTGTTATATGGAGTTTTGTGTGTATACGATACACACTCTATTTCTGAAACCAACTCTTTCCATATAAAATATGTTTGATTATTAATAATTACATAATTCCATTTGTCATTATAATCTTTAACGATTATTTTTTCATTAAACGATAATGTCATAACTATCTCAGAATTTATATCTGGCTGTGATCTCACATTAGATGATGTCCTTGTCCATCCAAATTTAAAATCTGATATGTCATTTAGTAAAATATCATCAATTTGTTTTGTTGCGCCTGCTGTTAAATTTAATTCACTACTCTCCCGTCCCCAAACGGGGACGACAGGTATTGTTATAGAAAATAAACATATTAAAATTGCTATACGTTTCTTCATATTCCTCCTTATTCTGTTGTACAATGGATTTTATTTTGATTTGCTACATAGATATATTCTCTGTTTGAAATAAGAATTGATTAATTATAAGAAGGTTCAGATTTGTCATTTCTCACGATTTCAAAAATAGGGAACTGAACCGAAATTCCACCATTTTGTTTCACCCTTAAATTTAATCTGTACGATTTTTCCAATAATATTATCTGGATTATTCCAATAATAATTTCTCTGTTCATCAGTAAATCCAGATCCTACTCCAAGTTCATATCCTTTGTAATCACATTTGATAAGTCCAAGAGTTCCTTTGTATTTGCCATCGCCTTCGACAATATCAGTGCAACGAATATCTGCATGTTTGAAGGACTTAATTTTAAGAATTCCATTATTACGTTTATTCTTCCATTTGGTATCCTTGTTAAGCATTAAACCTTCCCAACCATCTTTATCAGCTTTATCAAGCAATGGTTGAATAACTGATTTATTAGTTCCTTCATAAATAATAGGAACAACCTCAAGATTATCTGTCTGAAGTCGAGAAATTGTTGTTATTAATGGGTTCAACACCTGTTCTCTACGAGCTTTGTACTTTAATTTACTCTCACCATTTTCAAATTCTTCGTTTGGGATACATTCATAAATTACAAATTTGATACAAGACTTGTCAGATTCATCAGAATTGATAATACCAGTTCCAATTTGGAAGTTGTCATTATCAGAAAGATTATCATAATTTTTACGAATTAGTTCACCATTAAACATGTAATTTTCATGTTTAGGTAATTGTTCAATATCTTTAATAATATGGTCAAGACCTGTAAATGGTTTACCCTGCCGACTAATTAACTGTCCTTTATAATATGCGCAGTTATTGCCATTAAGTTTTTGAGATAACGCAAACCATTCGCCATTTTTAGGTTCATTCTTTTCAGAAATTGGATACGCTTGCTGTACGTCCCATGATGGAATCAAACCATGAATCACACTATTGACAACTTTTTTATCACAACCGAGACGAAATTTCTTTGTAATCATCTGTACATAGAAGAAAAATTCTTCATCATCCATTTGTCTTCCATAAATAAATCCTTTTATATTTGCCAAATCTTCGTCTCTACCTGTATTGTTCATTTTAAGATATTCCATTACTTCTTCAAATGTTTTTAATTCAACAGTGGCTTTATCTTTTGTATAATTGATATTTACCTTTTTAATCTTTGAATCGCTAATTCCAGTAACAATGTTTGAATCAAGTAAAAATACTAAACATCTTTTAAACAGCTCATTATCTTTATTCGCTGCAATAATAGCTTTCTTTTCATTTGTGCTACTTGTACTTTGAATTTGTTTGAAAATTTTAATTACTTCTTCCACTCTATCCTCCATCAATTATCTTTAATAAATACTGTAATTTTACACTGTCCTCGTCCTATATCTTCCATATACGTAAAGAATCCTTGGTTATTCAGATTCTTTTCTTCATCAAAAGCCTCTTCCATCGGAAGTTCTGTCGAATAACTATAAAGCAGAGGAAAGCCTTGTTTCATTTCTTCTTCTGATAATAAAAACTGCATAATTTAGTCCTTTCTCATGTAATAATTTTTAATCTTACAGTTACTTTCTTTTTGGTTTTCTACCACACGACTTGCTTTCTGTACAATAACCAACTTCATCACATTTTGCATGGAAAAGATTATCTACAATCCACTTCCATTCATCTGAATATTCTCTTAATGCATTGCAAATGTCTTTGAATAACTCTCTGTATTCCCAGTAAGCACGACTGCACATTCTAACTCTACTCATTTCAATAAGACTTCTTAAACTGCGTTTATCTACCATTTTTGTGCAATAAGCTAATGGGAGTAACATTGTTGCATCTTCGACTGGTACTCCGTTATTTATGAGATGCTGAATATAGGTATTAATATATCTCATAACGCCATGCCATGTTGCAGCAACATCTTCATCGTTATTAATTGATTGTGGTGTTATATAACCAAAACCTTCTCCTTTAGAATAATCAATATATCTTGTACTTGCTTGTAATCTGCTTGCTCCAACAATATGAGTGTAATATTCTCGAATTGTTTTTGCTGAATATCCATCTATAATCATTTCAACATTTGGATATTCCATTACTCTTCCATGACCTGATTTGATACAATCAAAACCACGCTTATAATTTTTTTCATCATCTGTAATATTTGCATTCCAACAACATCCTGCCCTTCGTCCCATTAGCGTTATTGGATTCTTTGTTGTTTCTGGTAAAATTGTGATTGTTCCCATTTTGTCCTCCTATATTTTTATTCAAATTATTTTCTATAATATTTTGTGATTTCTTTAATAATTTTTACATTATTTAATAAAGGTTCTCTGTCGGCACCTTCAATGAATAATTCATCTCCCG